ATGAGCATGAGACTCTTTATCCCTGCCGCCCACTGGGCGGCCGAAGCACTCGGGATAGAGAGGATCACGTGTAGGTGGGAGATATATGTGTTTAGCATCTTCTTCCCTTATCGCATCAAGCGCACGCCGCACAGTCCCTTTCATAGGGGCCACTGCAGGCCAGCACTTGAGCGTCTTCCGTCTGGCATTGCCAAGAAGTCGAGCGATTTGAAACTTACCTGTTTTCTGACGAAAACAATGAGGTAAGGCCCAGGAGAGTCGGCGATCTATCCGCAGAATCAAATTCTGTAGAAAGACAGCCTTCTCACCCTGGTCAAACCACTCACCTTCAGGTTTCCAATCTGAAGGTTTCTTCGCATGGCGAATGAGGGACAAATAACTGTCAACCTCATCCGAGGCCATTTGGAAGGTAGGGGAAGAGAATCCCTGTTGCCATTTTCGTGAGAAAATGGAGGAGTCGACATTACCAGAAGCTAGGATAGCAGCGATCTTACGATCGCGCTTAGACGCAACCCTCTTAAGGGGAGCATCGTATCCGTGCTTGGTGATGAAGCCGGCGCCTCCGAGGCATCGGGGGAGGAACACGGGAACTCCAAGGTCTTTTACAACTTTCTTGTCTCTCGACATTAAAGTCTGTTGCACTGCCCACACCCGTAAGGGGTCGGCGCCGGAGGCGATATTCGCCTCAACGGCTGCACCAGCAGCAAAAGACTCTGGACCACCACTAGGCACGCAAGAGCTTGGACCAATAAACATCCCCTCCTGAGGGCCTGTAAGGCCGCGGAGGGTGATAGTTTGGATTCTCTTAGGAGAACCGAACACATGGAGCACTTTACAGTGCTCTGTGATTGGTCTCCGGCGCTTGCGTCCCCGCGCGTCACGGACGATCAGGAAGATACTTCCTTTACAGAAGTATCTCCAGATCTCCTTTCGCGACGGGAATTGCCATAGTTCCTCCGTGAAAACACACCTAGAACTGGACCTCGCGTGCTTGTCTCCTGAAATGTCACCTCCAGTCTGTGTGAGATTCTCCTCATACCGGTCTAAGACCGGTGAAGGAGCAATCGCCACAGCGTCGTCGCCGCAGATGCTATAAAGCACTGAGGCTCGACGGAGGTCACGAGCGAATGGAGGAATCGGAGAGATCATCTTGGCGTCAGCCCACAACCATAGGTGGTACAGCGAAAGCAGTACCCAGGTTGTAGGTAGACCCATCAAGATCCCTCTTGAAGAGGTGGTTCCAGAACCACCTTCCCCCCATTCGATCGACATTGGAGCAGTACAAGCACGAAGCCCTAAGCTCTCTTCGCAGTCTAACAGTTGAGTGTCTAAAAGACCCTCGACAAGACTTGCGACGAGATCTAAGGGCATAAGGTCCGACGCTGCAGTAAGGTCGCACGATAGAAGCTCGCCTTTTCCGCCCGACAGGCGCGCCACGGCTTTGCCGTGGTTGCCCTGAAGGACATCGGAACAGTGTTTGTCACGCTTGAGAGCTTGGAGGATTTTCCTCCTTGCCTTATGGCCTAGAAT